TTAAATGCTTTGACTATTTCCCATAGGTCGTATATATATACATTACACCCTTTTAAGTTGTTTTGTTGTTAAAATCTTTATTATGACTTCATTTAATGTGAGTTAATTGCCCTGCCATTTGGCAAATCAATAATGTATAATCCATTATAGTAAGAAATAAATTTGTTATCAGCATTTTTGATTTAATAATTAAATAAGATTTAGTTATTAAATAATATATTTTTATTTTTAATTTGAGTATATGTATTCTTACCCACCCTAATTTGAATATGCTAATCCGCCCCTGTGGATTGTATTTTTACTTTCATAAAAATGTGGACTATTCTTTAAGTTATCACAGAGAATCGCTACTTCTCTCAAACCCACTCCATTATAGTCTCTGAACCTTCTTCGTATGCTTGCTTTGTCGCACTTAGAAGCTTGGCTGCAGATTGTCCAATCCTTTTCGTTGTCACTATGCTCTAGGTCATTACCCCGAGTATTTTTTGCATTTTCACGCAAAAAAGTAGTAGAAAAAGCTATTAGGATGTTCCTGCATGTTAGAAATGTTGCCTCTTTAAATACTGACTCATAAAATAGTCAGAAAGAAGAGACTAGCTGGTTATATAATGTGACATTTTCACATATCTGCTTTACACTGTTTATCCATATTAGGAAGCAAATATCTAATATGGCAGCCAACTGTTGGGGACAGGCGTTTTTAATCCCCGACATAATTCTTAGCACGTTGTAGTTGTAGGCATACACTCGGACCTTGGCGGTATTGGTTCCCTGAACCGTAGCATTTGACAGCACAAGTTGGAGTGTCGCGTTGTCAATTCTCGAGAAGTTGCAGGTCCCGCTCGGTTGATGCTCTTCAGGTCTCAATGCAAATGAATAAACATTGATACCTTCATCGGGGCATCGAGTGTGGGATTGGTAAGGCTGAACCCATGAGAAATAAGAGCCTTCGCGTTCAGAGAAGCGATCCTGGCCGTTGAGTTGCAGTTTTGCAGTGACAACTGGGTTCTGTCCCCAGCAGTGCATGTCAAGAGAGGTTTCCGCAAGAACAAATGTTCCGGCATCAGACACGGCGGATTCAGGACCAGCGTGTCCGGCATCCAGGTGTGGTTGACTGTAATAGTCATTGGGGCCATTCCAATACCCCGAGACACCAGATTCTGCGACATCAAATGCGCCCGCGTCCGTGAAAAGTCCATTTTCATCAATAAACGCGCGACTGTCGGCAGCGACCGACTGAGGACCACCAAAGGCATGGATTGCGTTCGGAAGAGCATCAATCGCGTCAGTGTAGTTGAAAGGTTGTGCGCCAAGAACCTTGAAAAGAGTGGCGTCGCAGTTCAAAGACGAGCAATAAACGACATTCTGGTCTGGCTGAACAACCCATATCAATTCTTTCACTGGGTGGTTGAAATTGAGCTTAATCTTGTTGCTAGACGAGCCGACCGACTCATCGCCGGTAAACTGCAATTGCGTAATAAGATACTCATGGGGGTTTTGGGCCATGCGTCTACGTTCATCCGTATCCAGAAACACATAATCTACATACAGAGAGGCAGCCACAAGTGCCTGGTTGTAGGCAATAGTTGCTGGAACAGGAGTTCCAGCACCAGCAACCTGCGCAGGGCATCCAAGAGAGGTGACAGCCCACAAACACTGGTCAATTGGGCGAATATCAAGGTTGATTTTAACCTCATGATATTGCAAAGCAATCAATGGGAGCGACAGACCAGGATTGCAGTTAAACCAAAACTGAAGAGGAATGTAAAGAGTGGTTTCAGGAAGAGCATTGCGAGGAGCGCAGACCTGACGAGGAGCTTGAGAGTCGCAAGGACCATCAACATCCGCGAAAGAGGGATCAGTAATAAATGTAAGTTGAGTCGTGTTACCAATCATCTTAAAATATCCGCGTTGCTGTTCAGCAGTCATGGTGAGCTGATTCCAAATGTGCATGGAATCACCATACTGGCGGTCAATTCGCTGACCTCCAATTTCGACTTCAACCTGGGCAATGAGCTGTTCACCGGGGTAATCCAACCAACGAGCATAGACACCCATGCTGTTGGTACCCTGTGCGTAACTGTTTCCATTTCCCATCTGTTGGTTAATTTCAGGAAGAGTCACCTGAAGATAGGTGCGGTAAGCCAAATCACCATTTCGGCTAATCACACACTGGACACGACGACCAAAATCAGCCTGTCCGTTAAAAGTTTGTTCAATAGATTCAATCGAAAAGTTCGTGTACCTTCGGTAAGTGACCTTCCAAAAAGTAATCTGAGGATTACCGGTAAGGTAAACATCCTGTGCGCCATAAGCTACTAGTTGCATTAGACCTCCCCCCATGGTTGTGATATAATATTGCTAAAGAAAAAAATATAGGATTTTATTTTAATTAATGTTTAATTATCTATTTCTCTCTTTTCTCTTTTTTTATATATTTTAACTCGTTTACAAATGAACATTGGTATGATGTTATTACATGTTATAATTTTTATATGAAATTATAATTCTGCTACCCTTATTTGAATGAGACACTTTAACTATATTATTTATATACTTACACATACAGCATGGTATAGAACAACTAAACTTTATCTAAACGACTTAGAGAGATGCTATATAATATAGTATAATGGAACTCATGACAAGCGAGTTGAATCATGAAAACGATGAACTCTTTGCTTTAATTAAGTCTCAAATGACTGAAAAAGATGAAGAATTGTTTATGACGAGTTATTATTTATATTTACAATATGGAAAAGATACTACCGCATTTGTGGTTGATTTTGAGGTTGTTTGGAAAGAAATTCAATTTTCAAGAAAAGCTGATGCAAAACAATTATTAATAAAAAAATTTAATGAGCATATAGATTACAAAATAACCGCTACGGCGTATTCCGTAGCGGTTTTAGAAGGTGGTCAAAAACAAAACGGAGGTCAAAATAAAGAAACTATATTATTAACTGTAGATTGTTTCAAAAATTTTTGCATGCTAGCAGGAACTCCAAAATCAAAAGAAATTCGTAAATTTTATATTAAAATGGAAAACATCATGCATCAATATACCGAAATTCAATTAAAAAAATATCAAACAAAGTCAATAGAACTTCAACAAAATCTTAAACAATCACAGATAGAAACTGCAACAAAAAGAAGTGAAGTTTTAATTGAACTATCTAAATTTAAAAATTTAGTGTATGTTTGTAAACTTCAACAATTAGAAAATGGAAGCACCATCATAAAAATTGGAGAGACAAGTGATATTGACGCAAGAATTAAAGCTCTCAATGCTAAGTTTGCATGTAAAATAATAGTATTAGATGTTTTTGTTTGTGATAATAGTCATAGATTCGAACAATTTTTACACAATAGTCCAGAAATAGTAAAATATAAATACACAACCATAATTAATAACGCATCTTCATCAACTGAAACATATTTAATTCATAATTATAAACAATATGATAAAATTGTGAAATTTATTAATGATAATATTATGAAATTTACAAAAGATATTGAATTCATGAAATTATTAATTCAAGACAAAAAAATTAACATGATTAACAATTTAATTCCATTGGCTAAAAACATTGAAGAAATTCATAATTTATTGGATAGAGTGTTTAATTTAAAAGTATCAGATGAAGAAAATAAACACGATATTCCAGAAGAAGAGCAAAAAGAAGAAAAGGACGTATCTCAACAACAAGAAAAACAAGAGAATGAAGAAAATGAAGAAGAACCGCAATTAACACAAGAAGAAAATAATAAACCAATTGTATCACGTGTTCAAGGACCAATTGTTCAAATATATCACAAGAATGATTTAACAAAAGTGGTAAAGGTGTTTACATGTATTAGCGAAGCAGTTCGCACTTTTAATATATCTCAACCAGGAGATGAAAAGCCATCATTCACCGCAATTAAACATGCGTTTCAACATAAAATTGTGTATATGAATCATCGTTGGCATTTGATAAATAGAGAAGAACCAAATCAAGCAGAGGCGAGAGATATTGGCGAAACTATAACAACAATTCAACGAAAATGCGGACAGGTCGCAATGTTGAACTTGGATAAAACAAAAATAGTAAAAGTGTATGCTTTATCGAAAGATGCAGCGGCAGATATATTACAACATCCATCCGCAATTTGTTCTGCCATTAAATATGGTTCAGCATTAAACAATCATTATTGGGTTCATTTGAAAGATTTATCGGATGAATTAAAAGAAGAATATGAAAAAGACAATCCAATTCCAGAAAAAACTCCAAACATCAAGGGCATAAAAATTAATGTATTTAATGTGAAAACAAATACATTAATCAAGACATTTAATTCATATGTTGATATAAACAATGAACTAAATATATCAACAAAAACAATAAAAAAATACATGGCAACAGACGAACCTTACAATGGAACCTATAAATTTTCACTTGTTTAGAGAGAAAGACGAATGCGAAATTTGCGTTGTACCATTTTCACCGATTTTATTATTTTATCCCAATTACTTAATAATAAACAAATCCAAATGTCAGAAAACAATCGATGCTGTCTAAAATGAATAACAAATAAGAATATAAAGACATTACACATAAAAATGTATAATGGACATTCTCAAGGCGTTCTCTCTTATTGATGAAACTCACCATATTAATATCCAAGGAACGGTTGAAAATCCCCTTTTTCAAGCAAATCAAATTGGAAAATTATTAGGGATAAGTAATATTAGCGATTCTATAATTAAATTTGAAGAAGATGAAAAGGTTATAGATTTAACCTACACTAACGGAGGACAACAACAATTATTATTTCTAACTGAAATTGGGTTATATAAATTATTGGGTCGTTCGCGAAAACCTATAGCAGCAATATTTCAAAAATGGATGATAAACACTATAAAAGAAATTAGGGTAAATGGAATGTATAAATTAAAACAAGAAAATGAAGTAGATAAAAAAATAATGGAAATTAAAGGTGAATTACAACAACATCGTACTTATTTGGATGCATACGATAATAAAAACGTTGTATATGTATGTAAATTAAGAACGGTAGATAATAA